GGAGCAAAGCTCGTGTCCAATGTCGCGGTTGGCGTTGCAACATTTGTCGAAACCGATGGATTTCCAACATCCACATTGGCAATGTTGTTGTTTTGCAGAGAAGGCAACCGGTTAAGCGGATCAGGAGTTGTGTTTGGAGGAGTCTCGCCTCCGGCTTCGCCAAACAGGTTGAGCGAGTTACTGACGCCGGCGCCAATACCTGCTGCCAAACCGCCTTTGATCGCTTCATCAAAATCTTCGCCTTGGACAAGGCCAGCAGCCGTATTTGCTGCACCAGCAGCAATACCAACACCAACAGGGGCGGATGTTCCAAATAGTGCCGCAGCTTCAGGCCCTAGGAATGTCGCTGCTCCAATAGTTGCAATTGCGCTCAGGGGATCATCAAGAATCGGCTGAACGACGTAGTCATCAATTGCCTTGCCAACGTCTTTGACAACATCACCAACGGTATCAACAACATCTCCCACGGCTTCAACTACGCCGCCAAAAACGTCTTCAACAAAACTTGCTACTGCACCCATTATCGTGCTCCTTCACGTTTTTGTCCGAGCTGCAAAGCAACCTGGTATTGCCCATCAGCCAGCATGGTGACGTTGTAGCCCATGCCTGGGTTGGGAGGATTCTTTGCAACGTTGCGGAAGATATTTAAGATGCTTTGGTCGCTGAACTGGGTGACCAGTGTGTCGAAACCTGCCTTGTAGGCATCAACGACAAAAGCAAAACCCGAAGCTAGGAAATTGGGGGCAGTGTCTGCGTTTAGCGCCCTGAACATGCCCTTGCGAGGAGTTTTTTCTGAGCCATGCACGACATAGACAGTGTTGCCGTAGCGATAGAACTTGCTGTCAGGCATCTGCACCTCCTTGACGAAGGCGGTGTACACGAACTCCATCGGGTACTCAGATTTTGTGTTCTCAGCCGCTACTTTGAGTAGCTGGCCAAGGTCGAGCATTTGCTGTCTGCTGTCTACGAGCGGCATAGTTAGATCCTCATGTTGAAAAGCGCAGCACTGAACACGTTGCCCATGCCAGCACTCAAGCTTAACACCATCCCTTTAGGCGCTTCAACCGCTTCAGAGAGGAACACATGATCCTCCTCAGTCCGATTCAAGATCCCAGGGACAGTTCCCTTTTCTAAATCATTGAACAGCAAGAGGGTCTCTAACAGTCCGCTCGCTCCCATCGTATGGCCGATTCGTTGCTTATACGATGTCGCTACAAACCCACTCAAGCACCTTTCCAGCGCTGCCTTTTCGGCATCGTTGTTAGATCTGGTACCGGTACCATGAGTTTTCACGATTTTAATTTGTTCCGGGCAAATTTGTGCAAATTTCATGGCCCCCTCAATTGCCCGACAAAAGCCCTGACCATCTTCACGTTGTCCAATGGCATTTTTGGCGACTTCTGCAGCGGTATACGCTGACAAAAGTTCGGCTTTTGGGGCCAATCCACTGCGTTTTAGAGCCTCCTCAGACTCGAACACGGCAAACGCGGCGCCCTGGCCTATGTAGAACCCAAAATTCTTTGAATCGAAGGCACTGGGAACCACCTGGTGAGCCTCGGCCATGTCTTCGGTCAGGGTTGCTTTGGCTTCTCCAAAAAACTGGAGTGTCATGTTGTTCACTTGGTCCTCGACGGCCAGCACGATGACCCGGTCAAAGCCATAAAACTTGATCAGGGTCTGTACGTCCATCAAAACTTTAAGGCTGGAAGTACAGGCCGTGGCATCTGTGGCGACGTAGTCCATTTCCCCGCACTGCGATGCTACGCGACCGGCATACACATTGGTCAACGTCAATGGGAGGAACTTGTAGTTAAAAGACAGGCTGTTTTCACGCCCAATCTTGTTGCCTTCTCCAGCAAAGTTACTGCTTCCAGAAGCCAAGATAAAAGCAGTCTTGCCAGGCTGCGTGGTTTTGAGATGGGCAAGCAGTTTGGGATCTAAAACCCGCTCAGCAATCATGTGTGGAGGATAAAAAAGTCCACTTTTGACACGGGCATAGGTCTCCTTGAACCAGTGAATCCTTTGCGGATAGGTGTGATCTTCAAAAAGATCGGTCTCTGTTTGGGAGCAGGTGCGTGATTCTGTAAGAAAGATTCTCATTTGATCATTCCTACAGCTGCTTCAAGAGACTCCGGCTTGCGCCGGCCCCATTGTTCAAGGAAGTCCAAGCACTCTCGAGGAGTAGTGGCTGTCATCTCCTTGCTTTTTTCATCTTCAACGTCATAGATTTCGCAAAGATAGACGATACACATCAACGTGTCTAGGCTATCAAGACCGACGTCGGCCAAATTGGCGTTCATGTCGTCAATAGGGGCAAGCTCGTTGTGAAACGGCTTGGCTTTTTTAGCTACCTGATTCAGGAGCTCGATAAATTCTTGGTCAGTCATCAATCCACCATTTGTACAAAACGTTGCGCCCAGGTGCGCCAGTCGGCAAAGTCAAATGGATTGGGAACGTTCTTTTGGCTCAATCCCGAGATAACGCAGAATTGCAAAGCCCAGTCCTGCCACTTGTCCTCATCGTCCAGCCTCATAAGTACGCCATAGGTTGACAGATCCATAACGATCTGATCGGCCCAATCGCGTAGCCCGATTATAACGGGCTGCGTGATCACGTGGAACCCCCTGCGACACCGCCAAGCACCGTTCCGTCGGCTTCGCCGATGTGCGCAATGATCTGGCCCATCTGGTAGTCGCCATTGATGGTGTTTGAGGTGAACTTGAAACGAAGTTCTCGGCGTTCTTCCTTGAACCAGACAATCTGCTGGTATGGATCGGTGGGCTGGGCAAAGATCACGCGCTCCGGGCCGTTGACTTCCAAGGCCTTGGCGTTGGCTCGACCGGTCATTTGCACGGTCATGTTTTCTGACTGTACAAAATCAGGCTCCATGGATTCCACGCGAATCCATTTGTTCTTGGAGCCTCCTGCCGGGACCAGCATGCTCATGTCAGCAGTCTCAAAGTACGAGGGGACTGCTGTAATGAACTGACCGTCGATCTCGTTCACATCATGCTCATGCTGCCAGACCTTGTAGCCTTCTTCAGGCATGACGATCCGCTGGTCGTTGTCTTGGGTGATGCGCAAGTTTCCGTCCTCGGTGATCCGGTTGTTCGGCACAAAGGTGGATTGCTCCAGACCGCAAAGCAAGGGAGCCGCATACAACGGAGACCATTCACCAGCGGTCCGGCCGCCATTGGGCAGCTCGGTGTCGTACCAGGTGTTCTCACGGACGTTGTAGATGATGGCGTGGGTGCACTCGGTGGCGGTGCCTCTTGGGTAGCACCACCAGATCTCGCCGAAACGAGGGACCTTGAATGCCCAGACACGTTGAGCAGCTTCCCTGTTCAGGCCGTCATAGAAGTAGTTGATGTTCAGGTTGTTCGGAATCTCCCGAACCACGCCATTGAACATCAGCATGCGATCTGTTCCAAGCCAGAAGTATTGGCCGTCATATTCGATGACGGAGGCTGCAGACAAGATGCTCGAATACGGGCTGATCGTGTCAAATTGAAAGACCTCAGTCCCACCGACAAACGATGCCCGGATAACGGCGTCTGCGCTCCAAAAGAGGCCCGCTGGCGCGTTTCCTGGGCCACCCCTAAGGGCAAGTCCACGAACGATCTTTTGACCTGCTACACGCGCACTCCCTGAGCCCAGACCAATCAAATCTGATGGGGCCCCTGCCACGGACCAGCCGATGACGCCATCATTGCCAAAATACATTAGGTAGGGGTGCAAGGCGACCACGCCGCCAGTCACGCTGACCCCAGCCGGGAAAGTGGTCACTTCGACCAGGGGATTGGTCCCGGTAAGGTCGCCCAAAAAAATCTGGCCGCCGTCCGTGTTGCAGAGACAGCCGGCATTGGGAGCCACTTGAGCGACCAGCATGTTGGCCGCAGGAATCGACTGGGTGTCGTAGATGACGTCAAACTGCCAGAGATTTTCATCATGGGCAGTGTACGTTGTCGGTGTGCGGTCGGTGATTAGGCTAGAGTTGCCACTGGCGTCAATGGTAAAGCGCTCGAGACAGCCGGCGCTTCCAGAATGGAAATACGTCAGGCCGTTTTGCGTGAAGGTCTTGACCCCACGGCTGATCTCAGTCAGGTAGCGGTTGATAACGGCATACCCGCCAATCTTGCGAGGAAGGCTACGCTGCCAACGGACCCATTGGCCGTCGACGTAATAGTCGCCCTCGTACTTTGTGCCGTCACGCTTGATGCCCGGCAACGACTTGATGATGACCGGGGTTGTCATTAGTACGTTCCGCCTTCGATTGGATCAAGACCGATGGCCGCTTGGGCAGCAGCTTGGGAAGCCGCCGTGAAGATGCCGATACCTGTTGCCGTACCACCCAGGTTGATCAAGGCGTTACCAGCGGTCGTAGCCCCCGTGCCGCCGTCAGACACGCTGATCGGAACCGCCACGCCACCCGTGTCAGCTGCAACCACGTTGGTGCCGTCGCAATACAGGATCGAGCGCGAACCTTGACTGACAGTATAGCCAGAGGCGATTGCCGTCTTGACGGTCAAGGTGTAAGGACCTGTCGTGTTGTTGGCCACCCAGTATTGCTGAACGGTTTGCGGCACGATGATGTTGCGGTTGCCTGTCAACACACCCGTGAAGTTGTAGGCAATGCGGTTCAGTTCGCTGCCAGACAGCACATAGTTACCGAATCCTGCCACGCTAATCGAGGTGTAGTCAAACGCAAAGACAGGCGACTGGCCGTAGCCGATCGTGTAGAAGTTGTTGCCGTCAGTGAAGATGATGGCAGAATCACCCGGCTGAAAAGTCAAGGTTGACAGACCGTTGATGGTTTGAGATCCTGGAGGATCGACCACCAAGGCGCCAGTACCTTCGTTGCGAAGCTGGAAGAACCAGTTGTCGCCAAGGGTGCCTGCAGACGTCATGGTCAAGGTGCCGGCACCACCGTTCCAGATCAGGGTCTTGGCCCGATCGGCCACACCGGCCGTGTAATTGGTGCCAAAGAACGTGACTGGCATGGCCAACGACAAAAGGGTGCCGATGGCCACAAGGCCGGTTCCTGCAAGCGACGCTGCGTTGGCCGTCGAGACCTGGGCGCCGTACAGGAAAGCTTGCCAGGTTCCACCCAATGTGGTGTTGTCTGTCAAGTAAAGCTGCCACACAGACCCTTGGGTCGGGGCACAAATTTGTACGCCGGCAGCATTCTTGATGATGAAGGTCTCAGCCCCGACGTTGTTGATAAGGATGGCTTGGCCAGTAGATGCTTCCAATGCACTTGGCAAGGTCATGGACCAAGGACCAGCCGTAGCGGTCACATCCATGATGCCTGCGATGATATTGGTAGACGGTGCCGTCTCAAGCGACCAATCAAAGGTCGTGTCTTGGGTCAGAGAGACTTCAGCGTAGCTTATCTCTGCTGGTGCGATATTGCTACCGCCAAAGATGTTGGTGTAGACGGTCATCTCAAGCCTCGTTTCTCACTGCGCCGCGGTCCAGGATCTTGCTCAAGTCCTCACCTTGCAGCGCTTGGGCTGCCATGGCGTACATGTTTTGCCAGACCGGGATGCGTTCGTCGTTTTTCAGGAATGGTGTTGCCTCCAACAGGGTTGCATACAACAGCAAGTTGGGAGCGTATTGGGTGAGCCAGTTGGTCTGATTGCTGTCGTCCAGCAATGCAGGCAGCTCGTAATATAGGATCTCGACAGGGTAGGCAAGATCAGGGGTGGGCACAACTAGCCAGTTGGTGTAGTTGTAGTCCGCATAAAACTCAGGCTCATCGACCTCTGTCTCATTGGGCCAATATGTGCGGCAATACTCATAGTCACGAGTAAAGATCTGCTTTCTGGTGTTGTACTGGGCCCCAGTTCCCACGTTCATGCTGATAGTCTCGCGCCAGCGGTCTGGCTTAGGCAGCACAGCCACGCCAGCCTGCAGATTGGTCACAACGACGGTCTGGAAGCCTTGAACCTTCAGGTCACGGCTGATGCGGCGTTCAGCCAGCGTGATCAGGTTGGGGATCTGAGCATAGACGATCGGGTCCGTGACAGCGGATGCTCCACGTTCCAGGTAGCTGCGAACGTCGTTTTGAAGCGACGTGAAGGTCATTGCCTGAGGCATTACACGTTCCTCTCAAAGTGCGGGACGTTGATCAAGGTCTTGATCTGCTCTGCGATCTCAAACTCGGCCAGCGTGATAAAGGTCGGGATGGCGTTGACCACCGCAGCATCCTTGCGCTCAAGGTACTGCTTGACCGTTTCGGTCAGGCTGTCATAGGTCAGAACCCAAGATGGTGTGGTCATTTCATATCCTCACTTCGATGCTACGCCCTTGGTTTTCTCATAGGTGCGCATCCCTGACAACCCCAGCATGCCAAAGAGCACCTGCATGGTGATGGTCGTGTCTACCTCAGGGAACGATCCTTCGTATCCGTACATCTTTGCGACGAACTGCGCAATTGGTAGAAGGAAGCTGACATATAGAAGCCCAAGGCCACAAGTCCAACCAATAGCAGGTCTCCAGCCGCTGACAAAAATGCTCGCACTCTTGGCCTCCTCGGTGTTGACGGCAAGCTGGGCCATGTCGTTGGCCTGATCGAGCTTGCGTGCCTCGATCTCCAGCGCCATCCTCTCCTTGTCCGTGGTGACGAAATGCTCGGCAACCTTGCCGACACTTTCAATGACTGATCCGATGCCCAGCAAGTCCATCACTTGGCTCCTTTCAAGGCTCGGTTGATCCAGCCCAGCAGGAATTTGGTCTGGTCTTTGTTGCGGTTGCAGATTTCTGCGTATCGAGCGATCTTGCCCAGCGTGAAGGTCAGGATGAACCTGTCGGCCTCCATCGCGTTGATCTTGGAGACCGTGATGTCTCCGATGATGCCGTCAGGGGTGGAGCCCACCACCAACTGTGTGATGGTCTTGGCTGGCTTGCCCGTGTTGACATAGAAGTTGAAAATGCAGGAGGCCACGCGTTGATTGGCAATCTGGTCTCCTCTGATGTCGTCCCAAAACCGCGTCTTGTAGAAGTCGCGCACCATCTGGGCCGGGGGTGTCTCTTTGCGGTCAATGTACGACCAGCCAGCCCAGTCAGGGTTGGGCTTGCGTGCGATCCCGGCGTAGGTCTGACCTCCGTTGTCCCCCGGGATGTCGGTGAATTGATACCCGCCCTCGTCGCGGATCATCTCCTCAAAGGCCGGGGTGAAGTCAGCCATTATTTTTTCCCCATTTTTTCGTGCTCTTCGAGGAGCCTGACTTTGACTTGCAGGTCGTTGATGTGAACCATCAACTGCTCTTTCTGAGCAGCGCGACGCTCGGCGCTGATGGGGCTGTCCGTGGGAATGCCTTCCTTGGTGATGAGGGCAGGCATCTGCCCCTCAATCTTGGTCAGACGCTCAGAGAAGGACGCCACCTGCCCAAGCAGCCATGCGATGCATGCCACCACAATGGGGATGATTGCTTTGAGAACGTCTGACCAAGCCATGGGTTACCTCACTTATCGGCCTTTTCGTCGAGCTTGTTGAAAATCTGCTTGCAGATGTCCTTGATCTCGTCGATGTCACGGTGATAGTCCTCTTTGGTGACGTAGGTGTGCGGCATAGCACGCACATCGACATCCAACCGCTCGATGGCCTTGGTGATGTTGTTGAGAACCCAGCCGCCAAAAAAGGCGGCGATCCCAACAACAATGTTGAAAATCGCCTGTGTATCCATCAGTCAAAGCCTCGAAGTGTTTTCGCCAGACGAGCACGCTGGCCCAGCTTGCCGGGGGCCTTTGCGGCCTTCTCCAGCTTCTTTGCAGGAATGTTCTTGCTCTCAGGTACACCCAGTTGCTTTTTAAGCGCTCCGGGCTTTTTGATCGCCTTTTGAATCCACTTCTCGGCCATGGCTCACTCCTTACTCTGCGGGTGCGGCCTCAGCAGGTGCTGCGGCGGGTTGTGCGCCCTGAGCTTGAGCCTGCTGCTGAATGCTTTGAATCAGGCCAGCAACTTCAACAAAGGGACGCGATCCCAAGTATTGAAGGATTGCATTGACCAGATTGGTCTTCAGTTTGATTTCATCCATTTTTCATTTCCATGAAATTGCCGCCAAAGTGGGGTGGCGACTTCCCCTTCATCATTATGCTGCGAGGGTCGCCCAAGGCAAAGCAGGCTGGATGATTGGCGGGTTGATTTGGTTGTCGATCTGCTGCTGCACCGCAGCCTCCGTAGCGGCCTTGTCCACCCCGTTGGCCCAGCACCAGTCAATGACTTGCTGTTGCGTGAGTTGATCGTAAGGCGTGAAACTTGTTTTGCTCTCCACAGGGAATGAGCAAGTGCTGTAGACGCTGCCGGTATAAGTGCCATCAGTGCCTGTGCATTGCCAATGTGCTGTGATTACATAGTCTGCACCTTCAGGAGTTTGCGGGATGCAGTTAAGTGCGGAGATAGTCCATTGGTAGGTGATCATGGTTGGGTTCCTTCTAGGGTTGCGACACGGGCGGCAAGTTCTTTGATTGCTGCAACAAGCAGCGGGATTGTTTCGGTATAAGACACACCAAGCGTTCCAATCTCATCGTTATCCATACTGACCGCTTCTGGCAAAACGGCTTTGACATCTTGAGCAATTAGAAATGCGCGGCTGACGCCAATATCATCTGTTTTAAAACGCCCAGTAACTGCTCTCAATGTAGAAACCTTTTGAACGGCATTTTCAATTGGTATTAAATTTGTTTTTATCCGTTCATCAGATGTTGATGTCCAAGAAGTGCCGCCATCGGTAATGTACACGCCAACAGAACTTTGATTTTGCACAACATAGTTATTTCCACTATTGGGGCCAAAAAACCAAAATTTACCTGCCGACGTACTAGAGTGCCTTCCAGCAAAAGGCACAAAAGTTGAGGTTACGGAGTAGATACGTTCTCCGTTTCCAGTCCCACTCGTCGTCCCCACCAGCAAGTTGCCGCTGGAGTCGATACGGGCGCATTCGGAGCCGTTGGAGCCAAGTGCAAGATAGGAAGTGCCATTAACAATAATGGCGTTATCCGTGCCGTTACGCGCAATCGTGCCAGCGTTGTTATTTCCAGACCCAGTGTTGTATCCAAAAATAGCAAACAGACTACCAGATGTATTTGTGTTATCAAATAATTGCAAACCGTTTTGACTACTGCCCGTGTATTGGAAACGGAACTGTGCGCCTGAATCGGTAGCAGTGGCACCCACCAAAAGCCGCCCACTCGCATCCAGCGTCATCGCCTGCGTGAAGCTGATGGTATTGCCTGCTGTGCCGGAGGGGGCTGTATTCCAAACGTGTTGACCTTGGTATTGGTAGTACGTTGTTGCGTAACCGCCTGTGTTTGCGTATTTAAACCCTGCGTTATAATAAGTGTTTGCGGTTAAGTAAATGCTAGACGGGCTTCCAGAGCCATTCCAAAGCCCATAACCTTTTTGATACATTTCAAAGGCAGTACCTTGACTCCACGCACTCGGCGTCACCCCGAGGCCGAGGTTGCTACCGTCGAATTGCAGCGCACTCCCCGTTGTGAGGACTTTGGAGCCGTTCAGGTAGGCTACGCCGTTGGCAGTGCCATAAGACAGAGTCTCGGACGTGGTAACGGTCAGCTGGTCAATTGTTGACGACGAGGCATTGGTTGCGAGTTCAACAACGTTACCGCCGCTGTCTTTTGTATAGATGCGCTTGGTTGCTGTGTTAACGGCAATCTCGGTACCACCGGCCGAGTTGGTCAGGTCACCAGGAGCAGGAGCGCCAGCGGTGTCCTTTTTCTTGATCAGAATCGTGGTCATGCGTAGGTTCCTCCAGGGATAGTGTCAGTCCAGGTGGGTGAACCGGTACCCCCTGAGATTAAAAATTGGCCAGATGTGCCAGCTGCACTGAATGCGTATTTTGTACCGTCGCCATACGCCACGGCGCCCGCTGTTGGTGTTGCTGTGGCGTTTGTGCCGCCGTTTGCAACAGGCAAGACGCCAGTCACGCCAGAAGTCAAAGGCAAGCCTGTCGCGTTTGTCAAGGTGCCTGACGACGGTGTTCCAAGCGCTCCATTGAACAGCACGACTGCCCCAGCAGATCCGGTGTTGACGGCCAGAGCCGTTGCAACCCCAGTGCCAAGGCCCGTGATCGAGCCAACAGCCGGGGTGACTGTGACGTTTGCGGCGGCAGTCAGTTGACCTTGTGCATTGACTGTAAACGTGCCTACCTGGGTTGCTGAGCCATAGCTTGTAGCAGTAACCGCTGTGTTGGTGATGCTGAAAGTCGTGTTGGTCAGCGTCAGTCCAGTACCAGCAGAGTAGACCTGCGAGGTGCTGAACTGCGAGAAAGTGATGGCCGTTGTGCCAAAGGTGATCGTGCCCTGCGTTGCGCAGATGTACGAGTTGCCCTTGTTCACCGTGCCATTCTGCACGAAGAAGTAATCGTTCTCGCTCAGGTCGCCGGGGCCGGGGCCATAGGAATCGGTGTCAGTTGAGCGGGTCAGGACAGTGCCGCCAGTCGCCCATGTATAAACACCATTGTAGGCTTGGTTGACCTCGTCTTTAACCAAGATGCGGTTTGTGTTAGCAAGGCTGTACCCATCCAATGTGGTCAAAGCCACAGATAGAGTGATGGTCGCACCAACACCAGCCGTGCCATTGTTGTAGGTGACCGTGCCACCCGTCTGAGCGGCAAGGCTTTGCGTAGTCGCAGCTTGAACTGGCGCATGGTAATACAAGCCAGTAGACGCAATGTTGTCCACATACTGCTTGGTCGCCAGTTGTAAGGCTGATGTAGGGTCTTGCGTAACCGTCACCGATGTCAGACCTGCTGGCGTCAAAGATGTACCGCCCAACGCAATGTTGGTCGTGCCCAGTGTAATCAACGAGTTAGTCAGCGCCGAGTTTGGAATATTGCTCAACGTGTTGGTTGACCCGCTGATTGACTTGTTCGTCAGGGTTTGAGTGTCTGTCAGGGTGGCAACCGTGGAATCGATCGCCACGGTGACCGCACCCGAACCGTTATAACTGCCACCTGTCAGCCCTGTTCCAATCGTCAACCCAAACAGGTTTCCACCCAACGCCACACCAGAGATGGTGTAGTTGGACAGGGCTGAGTTGGGGATGTTTGTGAAGGTGTTGCTTGCGCCAGACATTGACTTGTTGGTCAACGTCTGGCTTCCTGTCAAGGTGGCAACAGTCGAATCAATGGCAATGGTGACCGGAGACGAGCCATCATAGCTGGTGCCAGACAGTCCGGTCCCGATCGTCAAGGCGTTTGTAGCAGCAGCGGTAATCGTTCCAGAAGCCCCCAAAGCCACCGTGACACCGTTGAAAGTCACAGAAGAATTGACCAGGGACGCGTTTGCGATGCCGCTGAACGTGTTTAAAGCCCCGCTCATGGTCTTGCCAGTCAAGGTCGACGGAATGTCGTCGTTGACGAGTAGGCGGAAGGCGGTGGGGGCAGCTGCTCCAGAAGTTGGGCCAGCGTAGACGTAGTTAGCTGGCTGGTTTGAGACGATCAGCGCAGAGCCCCAGGACGGCGCGGAAGATCCATTCGAGACCAAAACTTGACCGACAGAGCCTTGAGCCGTCTGCAAAAAACCGTTGCTTCCGTCAGAATACCACACTGCCCCACCCGTGAGGGTGTTGATCTGCTTGCCTGTTCCGCCACGCGTCAATGGTAGCAGGCCGGTATATTCAGTCAGGTTTGCAAAGTTTAGGGCCGGGTGAACGTGGTCACCGCGGGCAGACGTATCTGAGCTGCCAGCCGAAGCAGATCCAAGGGCTGAAGGCGTTAAAGCTGAAAAGCCAACCGTTAGCGTCCGATTGGCTTGCAGGTTGCCGCCTCCGGTCAAACCGGTTCCAGCAATGATCTGGCGGGTATCAGGAACATATCCAGAAATGACCAGGGCGACCTCAGTCGCGTTCGTGACCAGGCCCTTATTGCTGATAGTCAAAACAGGAATCATGGTCCCTGAACCATACGTATTGGCAGTGACGCCGCTGACGGCCAGCTTGTCGCTGGTCACGCCACCTGTCGCGATGCTCAGGGTACGGTTTTGGGATAAGTCTCCACCGCCTTGAAGGCCGCCGCCCGTATTGATTTCACGAGAAGCCGGGACGGAGACGGTCGATTGCAGGTCGATGAAGGGGACCTGATAAGTGATGCCGCCAATAACGCAGACCATGGTCGCCGACGACGTCGGGTTCGGGGCCACCGGCAGCTGAGTGATCGACGTCGGTACGAGGTTCGATGGTACTGTCATGGCACTAGATACTGATCGTTAGAACCGATCAAGAAGCTGTTGTCGTCCTCGGTCACCAATCCAGATGGGTCGGTATTCAGGGGAGTGTCAGGCCTCACGAAGGGCAAGGTGATATTGTCGGGCTGGCGTGGCGGCAAGCGGTAAGGATCAAGCTGATCCAGGTCTTCACGGCACACCCGCAGTCCGGGCGAATTAGGGTCGGAGAACAGTTCGTCAAGGCTCATCTTACGGCTGCAACGCGCGCAGAGGCCGATGCCCAGCACGCTGCGTCCACGGGTGTCAAGCCAGATACTCATCGCGTGTACACCGCAATGTTGGGAGTCAGATAGATCGGACTGTCGTCGCGTTCTTCGTTCTCGGCTTCCAGCAAGGCACGTTGCGCTTTCTGGTCCAAGATGGCGATCATCTGAGGATCCACGGTTGGAGTCTTTTCAGCCACGCGTGAGGCCAACACATAGACGATGGCATCATACCAGCGCTGCGGGACCTCAATTTCCTGCGTCATCTTGCCTACATCCATGATGTAGCGCTTGACCCACACAACGACTTGCGCAGAGACAAACTGGGCAGATGGTACAGGCCATAGATACAAGACAGGGTTGTTCAGCAAACGATCAACCCAGAATTGAAGCGGACGGCCCTCAAATGCTTTGTTGGGCAGGTTGACGTAGTCATCACGGTTCAAGCGAGCCATAGGGATCTCGTTTGGCGTGTTGGCCAGCAGCACTTGAGTCTGGTTCAGCGTCCCGACAGTAGCTCTCACTCTGAAATAGAGGTTCGCTATGGACCCTTGAACGTCAACCCATGTTACGTCATTCGCCACGGCTCCTGGATCATCCTCGGTACCAACCGTGGTCCAGCCGGCACCATCTGGAGACGTTTGCAGCTCATAGCTTGTAGAAGCCCCTGACCATTTAATGCCGATGGTCGTGACTTGAGTTGCAGTGGGGAAAAGAGTTTGGTAAGTTGTTGAAGTAGATGTGTTTACGGCTCCGCCAGTGTTCACAACTTCAACGGTGCGCAAGTTGGTGTTGAGGATGTCCACAATGCCGTTGGGCATGGTGATCAGCCCTTGCGCTTGATAGATGGGCATCAAGTAGCGCTCAATACACCAGAGCTGCAAGCCACGATTGGCTAGCATGCTGAGGATCAAGTAGAGTGCGTCAAGAGCAAAAGCAATCTGCTCTGACGTGATACCTTCAGGGGGAACGCGGCAACGCCAGTACGCGTGGTCAATGACCTTACGCGTGTTGAAAACCGTCGTGCTGACTGTGCCTGAAACTGCCACCGGATCTGCTCCTATTTGTTAAGTTGCGGCTTGCCGAAAGTGGCAGACCCGGGGGTGTTGTTTTTATTTTACTTCATCTGTCCAAATTTTGGTACTCTTGAGAACGTCGGCACACCACCTTTAGCAAGCTTTGCAGCTGCACCGGGACCGTGGGCCTTACTGGCGGGCATATTTGCATGCTTTTCCAGCTTGGCTTCAACGGAACCTCCCTTAGCGTACTTCTGGGTTTCAACACCGTACTTTTTGGCCAGTTTGCTCAAGGCCTTGCCTTCAGAAGCCATCTTTTTGGGTGCTTCTGCGGCATATTGGCCGCCTTTGGCATATCCTTGGGCTTTGCGGCCCTCAGAAAGACCGATTGCGATGGCTTGCTTGCGGTTTTTGACCACAGGACCAGATTTTGATCCGGAACGGAGATCTCCGGCCTTAAATTCGCCCATGACCTTGCCGACTTTGCGCTCCATCTTGGTCATTCCGCCCGTTTTCAGTCCGACCGGCTCAGCCATTTCCTCTCTGATCATGGTCAGAGGGGCTTTTGCCTTGCGCAGCATGGATACTTCAGCCTTTTTGGTTACCGGGGTGTCACGTTTGCCCCTAATTTCACGCATTTCGTGCTGAATCAGAGCCTTCGGTGAGCCGGCTTTGCGCAGCAAGGCCACTTCCTTGCGGACCATGGCTTCAGGTTCACGCTTGGCTGGCATTTTTGGGCCGCCTGCAGCATAACCAACTAAACCGCCGTCGGCTTTTTTGCCAGCTGCCGCAGGCATTGAGCGAAGCTTGCGAAGTTCTTCGGCTTCGTTGGAGTTCAGTTCATCTGAGTACAAGGCTGCACCAACAGGCAATAAACGGCGTCCTACGGCCGCCGCCAGGTCAGATGGGGAATAACCCTGCGACCCCAGCCAATTCAAGGCTTTTTCAACGGCACTCTTGTCATCAGACTTTTTCATGCCGCCCTCAGCGTAGCCTTTGTACATTCCGCCCTTTTTCATGGCATGCGGTGCACCGTACATGGCCTTTGGGATGCCTTTTGTAGACCTTGCGGTCGAGACTGGACGAGCCGTTGGACGGGCTGGTGATGGGGCGAACTCAAATTCGCCGTATTTCAAGTTTTTTCCCATATCATTTCCTTTTTGCGGCTGGCCGCATATTGTCAACGAGATTGGGATAGGGGCGTCCGGCGGCTTTAGCCGCTGCCTTTGCGCTTGCTTTTGCAGCAGACGACAGTTTTTTAGGCTTTGGCAGGTCCTTTGGCCTTGGCTTATCCCAAGGTGCTTTTACTGCGCCCCCACGCTTGAAGGCCATTTTTTGTCCGATCATGTCAACAACTCCATTTTTTCAAGGCAAGGGCTTTTCTGGTCGGTTGGCCCTTGCCATCTTTCATCGGACCCGGCATGCCTGACATACGCGCGCAGAAACTTTTGCGTCGGCCTGCAGCCTTGGGGCTTTTTGCTGCCTGTTTGGCAGATACTGGGGGTTTGAGATTGCCACCGGTTTGACGGTTGTAGGCATCACGACCCTTTTGATTCAAGCCGCCTTTGGGATTTTGTCCTTCCTTGCGGGCCCAGACAGCTCCGCCCTTCGCTACAAAGAGCGTGCCGCCATTCTTACCAAACTTGTGATCGTTTACCATGTTGCAATCGCCACCCGTTTCCAGGTATCGGTCGCCACGCAGACGTATATATAGCTCGAGTCCCAGCAGATGTCGCCAGCGGTTCCAGGGGCTCCAGCCGAAGCAGGAGTCTTGGAGGCGCCAACATTGATCGTGTCACCGACAATGATGAAGTCACCTGTGCTAAGAAACTTGGCCACCATAGTGGGCAAGGCTCCACCAGCTTGAAGCAGGACTTGAAGGTCAAAAGCCTCCGTGCCTGAGCCAACGTTGGTGGAGACTGCGGAGATTCGAGCCCCAATGTTTGTGTTGCTGACTGACGTCTCACACTGAAAATCAAGGCGAACACCAATCCCAGCAGATGGGACACCCGAGGTCTCATGGCTCAATGTTGCAGCAGTGGCTGGCGTGTTGGTGGCCGAGGTCGAGGTGGCAAGGACGGAGTTCTTGTTGGTGAACGTCTTGATCTGATCAGAAGTGAGCTTCACTGACGAGGCCGATTGAACAGACTCAAACAGCTCGGTGCCAACCAGCGATGTGCCTGATGCCAGGTCAGTGATCTTGACGTTTGCCATGATCAGATGCTGTCATAAGGGTTGGGATAGTGCTTGACCATCTCGAGAGTAATGGTGTATGCGTCTCCGGCGGATGCGTCTGCTGTGCTGAACAAGATGTCGCCCGTCTTACCGGTTCCCGCATTGTTAGTCAAGCCACCAAACTTCTCAAAGTCAAAGGTGTATTGACTATTCTGCGGGATGGTTTGAATGAGCACATCTGTCGTCGCATCCCAGTACATCAAAACTTCCATGCCATGGGTGCTTGCGTGAATTTTAGTGATGGTCACCGCATTGCACGCAATCCCATAGTTGTTTGGAAGCAAGGCCGACACATCGACCTTGAGGGCCTTATTTTCACCAGTACCATCGGAGATGTTCGTGAACTTCTGAATCGCCATGCGATCACCATCAAAGATGGTTTGAGTTGCTACTGCATCTGCCATGGTGTTCTCCTAGTTAGGCCTGGGTCACGCCAAGTGCGCCGGCACGTGTGGCATTCGGGCCAACTGCCAGGGCAGGCAACAGCACGCCAACGACCAAGCGCTTTGCGCCATCAGCTGCCGAGCTAGGAGCCACGGTGCCACGTACGTCACCTGTCGTAGTGGTGGCAGTTGCAGTATCGGCGACGGTTACGGTGGCTGCATCTTCAGCCAACACGTTGTTCCAACCCACTCGGCCCAAGTAGCCACGATTGATGAAACGAACGGGGCAGCCAAACACGTCGCCCGTACCAATCGACACAGTCACGACGGGCGAACCACTGATCGTTGCACTGGAGACCTGGTAGAAGGCCTTCTTGCCGGCAGTCGTAGTTGATGCGGCGGTGCCGGTGGCGATCACTTCGCTCATGGCTTGACCGTAAATGTCAAAGCCTGACACGGTCACGTTGCGGTTTGTAGGGGTACCTGCACCAGTAGTCACGGTCACCACACGAGGCACGTCCAATTGGAGGACGGTAGTACCTGCTGCATTGGTGGTTGAGGTGACGCCTGTACCGGCTGTAAGGGTCACGGTGCTTGTCCACACGGAGGCAGCAGCGATGTTGGCAGCACCTTTGGTGAGGGGCACGGTGTCCCACACATAGATACGGCCAAGAGGGCCCACGCCTTGAGACATTGGCGAGGGGTCATCAAGGTTCATGCCCATGTCAGTGACGGCAGAACCCAGGAACAGGTCATCAGAAAATTGAGGCATTTTGTCTTCTCCTTGAAAAGCTTGACAAGTTAAAAAAGTGAGAGGAAGGGGACCGAGGCCCCCTTCCTTTTTTACAGACCAGGAGTACCGTAAACAGTACGCCAGTCAGTCCAACCAGGGATGTAGCGCTCGGTGGCTTTGTAGCGCATGGAGTCGGTTTCAAAATCACCTTCCATGCTCTTCTCGAGCTTGCGACGCATCATCAACTGCAGACCAACCTTGGCATCAGTCTGAACCCACCAAGCAGTGGTAGAAGTCAGACGAGACAAGTTAGCTTGGCCGCCGCCGAGCATACCCATCGACTTGATCGGGTTGATGTCGTTGTTGCCAGTGCCTGCACGCAGGACGGACTTCAACAGCACTTCACCTTGGAAGACGTTGGAAGGGCTCAACACAAGCTTTTCAGGAGTCAAGCGGATACGCTTGCCATTGTTGTCAATGGCGTTGCGGATCTGAATGAGCATCTGCTCAAGCGTGGTTTGCGAAAGGTTGCCCGCAGTGGTCAACAGGTTGCTTGCAGTACCTGCAGCGATCGGGTGGTTGCTAGCAACCAACTGAACGCCGTCACCACCTGCATACGAGCCGTTGAAGGCGCGGTTCAGGATGTTGGCACACAAGGTTTCTTTGGTTTCGATCAAAGACTGAGCCAAGTGCTTGGCGTAAGTCTGGCCGATCGAGATGTGGTCGCCGTCTTCCACGAGGACCTTGGTCAAGGCAAAAGCCAGACCGTAGACCTTATAGACGTACCGAGCATTGAACAGCACACCACCCGATTGGTAGGTGACTGGCATGCCGTCAGGCAACTCAGGGGCAGCGCCGAAACCATAGAGGACGGGTTCCTCATGGTAGTTGCGAGGGATACCTTGGCGCTCTTTGAACACCTGTTTCCACTCGTCTGCACGCTGATCATACAAGCCATCAAACTCTTCGTTCAGGATGGGCTCTACGATGCTGCGAAAGTCCGTACTGCGCATTGGGACAGCCATTTTTTAGCCTCCTTAATAAGCGTTGATGGTTGCGACGTCCTGATGCTCAGAGATCTGAACTTGGACAATCGTATAAGCATCGCCCCAGTTGTTGTCGGGACCAGGAGTGATACCGATAACACGCATTTGGGCGGTGCCGCCTGAAGCCACAACAGAGGCGGTGTCCAACACAGCTTGGCTCAAACCGACGGTAGTGTTACCTGCCGTGATCGAACCGAAGTCGAATTGGTTGCCGATGTTGCTGATGTTCACAGAGCCATTGGCTTGGATCTGGTAAACGATCGCAGGGTCGCGCGTGATGTACGCGGTGACGTCCGTTGCGGGAGTGTTCGCAATGAACTTGTTGGAAACACGACGGCGACCATCGCTGTCGGTGTATTCAACACCCATGAAAGTGCCGACGAGGGCGCCGCCGACCGTGGCAGGAGTCACAACACCAGTGGACGTATTAATCGCCACAGGTTGGTATTGCAACAGTGTCACAGCGGCGTTGTTCGCCAGCGTAAAGGCTGCGGGACGGACAAAACCACTTGCGTGGTAGACCGGCTGCAGACCAAACGGTGCGCTAGAAGTTGACATGTTTATTCCTCAGAGAAAGTTGTGGACCGGTCAAATTTCCTCGAAAGAAGCTCGACCAGGATTTTCACGCAATGCTGCGATACCATCGCCTTCAACCACACGGCCGCCTGCGGCTGCTGCACTCTCTTTGATGCTGTCCAGGACTGCTGTAAGCTTTTCATCTTCACGTGCAGGAGCGTCATGGTGAGCTTCTTGCATGAATCGTAAATAAAGAACCATGGGCAGCTTGAAAGCGAGCATCTCATTGACACCAATAAACCCTTGCCACTCGCCTGTCTTGACGGTAACGTATTCCCAGCCAGGCACGTCTTCGGGCGTAATAGGTTCATAACCCAACCGAATCCGTTGCTGAATGGAGTCTCGGGGGTTAGTGGTGGTCAACCAGCATGTGTGATAACCCGGGATCTTTGGCAGATCGGGCAATGCGTCTTGGAAGAATTGAGATCTAAACATCTCAACGCGATCATCGTCGCTAATAGCACGGTCTTCAGTCACCTTGCGTTCGGTGGCTCCACGTGATTGGCGGACGAGATCAGGGGATTTTTTCAAACGTTCATCGTTCATGACTCACTCCTTTCAGCGAGATGCATTGTTTTCACGGTCCCACTTCGCGTACTGCTTCAAGTAACGCTGACGTAGAACGGCATCTTCCCAGACACCAGCATCGATCATGGCTTGCTTTCGTTCTGGGGAGATGTAGACTTCGCGGCGGGAAGACGACGGAGCATTGTCCCTGCTGGAACCAATGAGCGGACCTCTACGCTGTCCGCGGCGATCGTCGTCTTGACTGTCGTCATAGTTACCGCCTCCTTTGATGTCTGGCAATCGCTTGGCCACTCGCTTGTCTAGCTCGCGCCAATATGCCTCTGTCTTTGGATTATAGCCAGATTCTACAAGAGTTTGATCTATTGCCAGCACAATCTTCGATGCCTCGTCTTTGCCGTCGGGGTCGTACCAGGTATTCCTGGACACCCAGTCTTGGGCAAAGCTCGCGATTTCAGGGTCTGGACCTGGTGCAGGAGCCGGCACTTGGGCTTGCTGATGCAGTTGTTGGGCCGCCTGATTTTGATGGTGCTTATGGACCTGGAGCTGCTGCACGCGCTGCATGGCCGCATCGCGGATACGCATGGCTTTCGCCGCGTCTTCCCCGTTGCCTGCCTCGATGGCCTGGGCCATGATTCTTTCGGCCGCCTTGACTTCGGCCACAGTGTCAGCAATACGAGCGTCGATGCCCGAGATCGTATTGGCCACTGTCGTTTTCTCAATGTTGAATATGCGCTTCTCGAGATCCTCGTTCCGCTGCCTCAAAAAGTTAAGCTCGGTCTTGTCTCGCTCAATTGCCTGTTTTCTACGCGCTGCGCGCTCTGCCTTTTCCTCACGACGTTTGCGACGCAGTTCTTCACGATCCTCATTGTCTTCTGAAAGCCGCGCGTCCTCGTGGTCATCTTCGTCATGGTCCTGTTTGGATTCGACCGGGACAAACTCGACTTCCTGAGGCTTGCCGCCTTTCTGATCTTCATCATCTTCGATGAGTAGGTTTTCTCCTGCCATTGCCCGCTCCTTTCAGCAGTTAGATAAAAGCCCGAATCGCAGTCGGATTTCCGGTGACCTTGGCAAGCATGTCCAGGTCGTTGAACATCACGAATTCTATCTCCTCGTCGCCGGACTTCACGGCCCAGCGGTCACCTCCGTACTTAGGCACACGGGCATAGGTGCCAACTTCACACCACGCGCCTTCGGGCCAAGGCTCCATGGTGTTCCGATTCTTGTAGGCCAATGCGCCAACGGCCACCACTTTGGCGACCTGGGTATTGCTGGCCTCGGTCTTTCGAGCCTCTTCCGGGATGTAGATGCCGCCAGCAGTCTGGCTTTTGGCCTTACGGATCTGAACGATCACGCGCGAGCCGAGCGGCAAATGGCCACAATCGACTGGGGGAAATGCCTCCTCAAGGGAGTCATAGGTGAAAGACATGGGTTTTTCTAATAGCATTCGCTTCTCCGTATGCTGGGGTTAAAGATCTCGGGTGTCATTGTCAATGTCGCGGTAGATGCGTTCAATCAGCTGGATGGCTTGTTCAAGGCCTGCGTAGACGCCATGACGATGACCATATTCAAAGCTGATGTCTTTGCCTTCGCCAGGACGAATCTTGAAGGCATCATGAGCCAGTCGATTCTTCTCGGCGTTGATCACCGCGACAATTTTGGCAAGCATTACTTCTTGTCGCCGTTGGTCTTCTGGACCTGCATCTTAGGCATGGTCTTGTAGTCGGCTTTGGGCAGACCAGGGGTCGGTGCGGGATCTTTACCGCCGCCTTCAACGGACTTGGGGTAAGCCTTGCCCATGGCCAGTTGTTTGTGCAAACTGATTGCTTCCATGATTCCTCCTTAAGGACGGGGGTTGGGGTTGATACCGGTGCCATTGCTGACACCGATTCGGTTGCCGCTTGCCACCTCAAGGGCAGCAAGTTGCTTGGCAGTTTGGTTGTCGGACTCGTTCATCTCGAGGCGCGACTGGATCTGCGCCTGAGAACGTTGGTCCTCGGCTTGTTGGCGAATGACTTCGCGTTGCAACTCGGCCTGCAGTTCTTGGATGCGAGCCTGAATCTCCATCTGCTTCTCTTGGCCACGTGCCTGGATGTCGGCTTGCTTGAGCTGTGCGTCCTGAGCCAGTTTGGCCTGCTGAGTCTGCGCCGTTGCCTGATCCTTGGCCTGTTGGTTTTGCAGCTGTTGCTGGGCGATCTGGACTGACGGATCCATGGGTGGAGGCGGTTGCATCTGTTGCAGCATCTGGATCGTCTGCTCGATGATCTGAGGAATCTGCTGGAATGCTTCCTGGCTTTGCTTGGTGACGATCTGGCTGGTTGATGCCAGCAGCTTATCAAGCGATTGCTTCTCTTCGGTGGTCGCGTCTTTTTGGATCTCGCCAATGTCAACTTGGGCAGCAGCCGAGGCTTCTTCATAGATCTGAGTCGCGTACCACAGCACCATGTGTTCTTTGATGTGGTCAAGCATCATGGGGATGAATGCTGGGCCAATGGCCTTATTGGCGCCGAACATCGGGTTCGTCATGAAGTCCAAGTGGACTTGCAAGTGAGCCAGGTGATCTTGCTCAGGGAACGCGACGATCGGGCGGCGCATCGTGACTGCAATGTTCTCGTTCACAGCATTCAGCTCAAGCGGCTTAGGAGCCGGCAGCAAAAGATCCTTGCCTTGAGGCACTTTCAGGCGCTCAAGAAACATGATCTCGACCTTGCGAAGGTCGTACAGCTGCGGCATCTCCTTGGCACGCTGCATCACGGCTTGTACTTGGGCAAACCGCTGGGTTTCGCTGAAGATATTTGGGTCGCTGACAGGCACGACATTCATCGGGCCTTCAAAGTCGCTGCGCTTGACCAACAACTCGCCAGTCTCGTCGTAGACTTCTTCCTCGGTCAAATAGGTCTTGTCCAGGCGGAACAGTAGCTTCAGCACACGGCCCATGGAGTCATGTAGACGCGCATGGATTGCTGAGAATACAACCATGCCCTGCTCAAGACGAGCCAAGGTCGTGCCGACTGGTGTGTTGGCGTTGCTGTCAGCTAGTTCTTCAAACGTGGTGCGAACGACGTTTTGGCTGGCATCGACAAGGAAGCCAAGCAACTGGAACAGCACTGCGCTGGGCGGGTTATAAGGCATCGGCATCAACACCTTGCGGATGTCGTCTTGGCCGAATGAACCCTCGATCTCCTTGACCTCAGTCGGATCCACACGGTCTGTCTGACCGCCAGCTCCTGACTTCAGCTTCAGCAAGCCAGGGAAGTTGTTGATGTGCGCAGCGTCAAGCAACGCACGCAAGGCACCAGTGGCAGCAGCTGACAAGCTGCCAATCATGTGAATCAGGCCGATCGGGTAAGCACCACGCCAAGGCACGAACGGGAACTCAACGAGCCACTGCAGTTCTTCCTTGGTCTCGTCATCTTCAGCCCAGTTGCGATAGATGGCCAACACGCGTTGCGTTGCCTTGTCCACGCTGATCACATAAGGGGCCAATCCATGATCGTCGCCAAAGTCATGGATGATGTAGCATTCGAAAATTGTGCGCAGACCATCGATGTTATAGCTATCTTGTTGACGGCCTTCGATCTTGTTGTTGGCAGTCTCGGCCTTGGACTCTTCAGGCGGCAAGGGATCAGCCATCAAGTCAACATCCATGTACATGCCGGCTTCAACACGCTTCTGATACTCAATGCGCGTGATGTACTGCACATGAGTCTTGCGTTCCGCTGAGTAGAAGTTGGTCGCGGCAAATGGGAGATAGATGTCATCAATCGCGACGAACATCGGCATTGGACGCTTCTTGTTCAGATCCCAAGTCATCTTGAGATACTGGCCACCACCCAAAGGCAGTTGGGTTGAGAGCTGCTCGAGCTCGGATCTGAACTCGGGCATCTGCTCAGTCATCTGCCAGTTCAAGAACTTGACGATGCGCTGCGCTTTTTCTTGTTTCTCGAGTGTGGGCTCGCCAATGATCTTGTCTTTGGCAGGACCATCAGCAGGGAAGAGCTCTTTCATGACGCGTGCTGAGAAGTCCACGCATCCTTGAGTCAACATCGGGTGCACGACCTTGCTGGCTCCAGTGAACGATGCACCGCCTGGGGCATCATCACCAAGGCCTGTACGACGCAGGCCTTCTTCGTATTGTTCATCGCGCTTCTTGCGAGCCTCCTTGTCTTTTTCCAAGGTGTCGCACAGCGTTGATCCAAGGTTTGCTAGCTCCCAACTCGGCATCGTCTCAGCTAGGTTTGCATAGAACTCTGATTCGCTTGGAGTTGGCGAGTCGTCGAGCGTGATGACAGCACCACCGTCGTCAGTGTCACGGACCGTTGAATCATCCGAAACTTCGTACATCTCGCCATACTTTTGCTCGTTTTCAGCCATTCAATGCTCCGGTCATGCAGCGTAAGGGTTCACCAACCGCGGTTTGTGCTCTCGCTCCACAGAGCCTTTTGGCACTGGCTTTGTTACCGATAACGCGTTGCGGTCGGCAAGTAACCTGAGTGCTTGAGTCGTGCTGTCAACAAAGTCATCATGCTTGATTGAGCCTTCTCCGTGGAAACTGCAAAGCTGCGAAATAAGTGGTTCAGCCCAGGAACGTGGATTACCAGGCCGTTTATCAGATTCTACAACCCAGACGAATCCGTGTGCAAATAAATGCGA